TGCTATGATACTTAAGTATGCAAGTGTATCATCTAACATAACAATAAAGAAAATTGCTGATCCACTAAATCTGATCCACTCTGGAAATGGTTTGATTAACCTACCACCTATCTTACGGAATGCACCTTCAAACTTAAAGTATAATATGATGAGTGCTGTGATAACAAACTCACTATATGGTACAACAAAGTAACATGATAGGAATATAAACAGAGGCCAGTAGTGCCTTTCATCAACCTTTTTGATAAGGTTTAAGTATTTTTTAAATAGTTTTTTAATCATAATTTAGTACTAGTAATATAATTGAAGTTAATAACCATTCTAAAAGGAACATCTGTGCAAGTAGTACCTGCGTGTTTCATAGTGTGAGGAAATGTGACTAGTCTATTCATAACAGATTCAACTTTAGTTCCATCCTCAAAAAGTGTGTATCCATCATTAGTATTCATATAGAGTATAGATGTTCTAACACAATCTGGAGTATCTTCATCAATCAGATCAATATGCATTCCACCTTCCTCAATCTCTGTTGTAGCTAATGATAAATTTGCTTTGATTCTTATCAGACCAACAGGGTTTATTTTTTCCAAGATAGGAAGCATCATGGAAAATGTACGTGAGTTATGTTGATGCATACGATAAAAAAGATGACAAAATTGCCAATTACGAATTGGATCACTCGGAATTTCAGTATTGACAATCCCACTTAGATGCCAATCAAATGAAAAATCTTTCATATGATTAAACAACTCAAAGAATTGTTTTTCTGGTAAGTAATTGTCAACTATATCAATCATTTTTGTAATAACAAAATGTATATACCATTCCACCAAGAATGTTTATCTTCTGGAATGTCTGTAAGTATCTTTTTTTCAAAGATCACTTTTAATTTTTTGTGTTTAACAAAGTCTTCTACTGATTCTACCACACCTTGCATGTTAGCATCATCTACCATGAGTATAAACTCATCATCAAAAAATTGCAATAGATGAGCTAAGTTTTGATACTGTTGAATGGGATCATGATCTGCGTCATAAAATATAGCATTACATTTTTCTGGTAAAGTTGCATCAACAATTTTTCCTTCAAACAATTCAAAATCATATCTTTTATCTGGCCACCAAGGTGGTTGTAAGAATGCTTTCCTAGGATCTTTATGTACTTTAAATTCAATATCATCTCTCCAAGGAGCATATGCTTTTTCAAAATCATCAATAGCATATCCCTTAATATTATTATTTTGTAGTGCAGAATAAAAAGTTCCTCCTGCATAAACTCCTACTTCCAAATACTTTGTGTTTTGATATGAACATATATTATTTAAAAAATGTCTAGTGATATTAGAAGTTAGTGATTCTATATGAATTCCAGTGTAATTACTCTCAGATCTTTCTGCTTTGTCAATTGAATCTATAATAAATTGTACTTTTGGATTTACTTTATTATTACCTTTACCAGATTTATATACTAGATCACAGTAATTACATTTCCAACAATTAAATTGACATGTTTTAATCTTTTCTCTCCATACATCAATAGGTCTTTCTTTAAGATCTACGTCCTCAATGTATTCTTTATACTGAGGAAATAATGTTTCTTTATCTAATCTCCACCTATTAATTATATCCATAGTTTCTGAAAGTCTAGTCATAGACTCTCTACCATGCATCTTGAATACATCTATACCAAGATCAAGGAACTCTTCCCAATCACTTCTCCAAGGAGGTAGATTTGCTGCCTTAAGTGCAGCTGCACCATCAAGTGCATCCCATTTACTACAACTAACTCTACTAATTCTACTGTTAAAATACTGAGGAATATCACCACCTCTAGTATTATTATAATGATAATGCTCTGGCATAATAGGGCAGTTACCCCAACATCCTTCATTAGTCAGTAAAGATAATTTAATAGGATATCCTTGTTCTGCACAGTATTCTTTTGCTTCTTTAATTTCTAATAATCTATCTCTATCACGCATCAAATCTCTGTCAAGATTGATATAATGAAAACCTGCCTTTGCAAGTTCAACTACCTCATTAGGTCTTGTTACTTCTCTGAGTATAGTATTTTTAATATAAAGTTCTGGAAATTCTTTCTGTATCTCACCAGTCATGACCCACGATGTGTGAGGTAAAGTAACTATTCTAATACCTAAATCATATAATTGTTTAAAGAAACCAATCCATATTTCTAAGTTTCTTTGATCTGGACGAACATATATGTTATTGAAGGTTGCTGATAGAGGAATTCCACTCTCATCACTCAACCATTTTGCCATCCCGATCATGTCCATTTCTACATTTTCAGACACAAAAACTTCACCCATAGCATCCTGAGTAAAAGGTGGGATTCTACAAGTGAAATATAAATCAAATATATAATCTTTATTTGTTTTTAGAAAATCTAAAAATTTTGTTTCAATAAATTGTGGATTAAATTTTGGATTTATCGGCAGGCTAAAAACCTTATTCATTCTTTAAACTAGATTGATCTGTTAACAGTTTACTTCTAGTACTAGTATCCTTATCAAGGTATTTAATTTCTGATTCTGATTCTGATCTTAAACGATCTATTCCAGTTGCAACAACACCACTATATCTCAATGCTGCATTGAGTACTCCTTTTTGATGTTTTTCTGGCATTTGAAGAATAGACTCCACATTTCCCATACTAATTGTTCCAGTAGAAACCATATCAACAGCAGATTGTTTTGCCATTCTAGCAATCCAATACTTATCTTCTTCTTGTTTATTACCACTTAATGATTTTAAAATCTCTTCTTGATTATCACCACATTCTTCTTTGATGTAATCTAAAAAATAACTTTGCTCTTGATAACCTTGAAGAAGTTTTTTCTCATGTACTTTATTATCAATACATTCCATATCAATTTCACATTGTATTAATTCCTGTTTTAAATCATCAGATTCTGATGCCTTTTCTTTTTCTAAAATTTTGAGCCTAGTATCACTCTTTCTTTTATTAATTTTAATCCTCTCTATTGCTTGTTCTCTTGAACTTATTTCTAAACAAGCTTGTCTAATAGCAGCATATTTTGTAGGATTTGATTCTAAAACAAAATTACGACATTGATATTCTGATTGTCCATAAGGAACATTTGTTGCATGATCAATTATCCAATCATCAATTGCATCTCTACTAGAGGAAAGACGGTTTGTTTCTTGTCGTAGTAAATTTTCTGGTGATTCCATCGCTTTCATATAAATTCAAATCAGTGGCATCTTTTCTTGGAAGTTCTGCTCCAAGAAAGTTTTCATATATTATATTTATCTGTGTTATTGTAGCACTATTTTCAATGTCTGTCAATAATGATGAGTTATATGGATCACTATCACCACTATCAATTGCCAGTTGAACCAGCATTTTAGCTGATTGTTTCATCACTGTAAGAGTTTTTGATCTCATATCATCAGTGATTTCTATTTTAATTTTTCCAGAAGTTCCATCTGCATATCTATCAACATCACTATCTCCTTGATATAAACTTCTTTTTTCCCTAACATCAGCCCAACAACGACTTGCTGTAACAGCAGTATCTTCGTCTACTATATCTTCAATAGGTTTAGATGCTTTAAGTGGTGTAATAACTGCATCATAATCTGATTCTTCACATCCACATATAGCAAACCATACTTTAGAATTATGCATGGTCAATGGTGTACTATGACCATCACGCCATGTTTCTGGTAAGTCATCTAAATGTACAAGAAAATACTTTTTAGCCATTTTTAAAATCTTTTATATCTTTAATAAGAAGGTGGAGTAACACCATATGAGGTATTTACAAAGGTACATGCATGTCCCATACCAGCAGAAGACATTCCAGCGTGTCCACCAGGTTCTGCACTACTACTCATAGCATATGTATCAGAGGTGTAACTCATTTTATATGATTGATTATTCTGAGCACCATCATAATGTCCTAAACAATAACCTTTATATGTTCCCATCTGATAGTTTTCCTCACCAGAGCTATCAACATTATATACAGAAATCTGAGAACCTGTAGTATCATTATGTTTACAAATGGGTTGTCCGCAGTTTCCTTGATTCTTCATATAAAAATTACCAAAATAAGTTGAGTTTGCTTTACCCCATCCATCAGTTCCTGGTACTGTACCACTCCAAGTAGCCCAAGTATTAGTACTAAAAACATAGTACTCTTTAGCACTATCAATACTAGTCCATCCTCTTAATCTTCCTTGAGCAGAAGCAGTATAATGCCCACCACTAGAAGAAGTATTAGCAGCTGAACGAGCATGATTGTTCATGGCAAACCTATCAACAGTATTATTATTACCACCCATAGTATAAAGGTTTCCTCCTCCATGATGATAATCTAGGAATACTCCTAAATCTTGTTTGTCAGAACCCATAGTATCATTCATATCAGTTCCTGTCTCAGTGCTCATCTGCATTCTCCAAACATCATTATTATTTCCGTCAAAACCATTATCCATACCAAATACATAAAAATTAGTATCACTAGAACCACCATCACCATATGCCATAGCTTTAGACATTTTATCACCTAGGTCAGTTGATGTATCATTATTATGTTGTGTTCTGTTTACATTTCTCCAAGGACTAGAATCTTTATAACCACCACCAGTGTATCCATGAGTAATGATTCTAGATCTTGACCATTCGCCACACCTATTTTGTCCAGAAGCATTTGTACCTCTGGAGTTAGGCATGGCGTGACCCATGATTGCTTGACCAGCTCTATGTTGTGCCATATTCTTTAATTATGTGTAGTAGTTGTAAGAAACATAAACATTCCATCCACCGCCACCATCTTTAACTAATGTAAATGTATATACATCCCATGCGTTTGCAGTTCCAGTAGGAGCACCAAAACCACCTAAGTATCTTTCTGATGTTCCATTACCATCAATATTAACATCAGTTAACTTCCTAGCAGTACCACCATTCCTTGTGATTAGAGTAGCAGTTACAGACTCACCAGAAACAACCTTTGATGTTAAATTATTACTGCCATCAAATCTGAAGTTAACAACAAAGTCAGAAGAAGCATCACCACGCCAATGCATAACTTGGTGGGTAGCAAGATCAAAGTTGAAGTTACCAGATATACCATTAGCAGTATCTGATACTGATTCTTTTAATTGTAATTTAGAGAATCCTGAGCTGACTATAAGTGAACCAGCAGTCAGTGATCCAGGAATTGTAAGATTTCCAGATGTGTCATATGTTGCTGTGTTACCACCTGCTGTCTGTAATGTGATATTAGAGTTGTTTGCAACAGTAACATTTGAGTTACCAGCAGTAATAGCAGAAGGATCAACAGAAAGTGTTGCCCACTGAATTCCAGTAGAAGTAGTTTGTAGATACTGACCGTTAGTACCAGTACCACCACCAGCAGTTAGTGATCCAGTTAATACAAGACCAGCAATTGTTTTATTGCTTAGAGACTGTGCAGACTCAAGGTTAACAATATCACCACTAGATGCTCCACCAATAGTCTTACCAAGTACTTGAGAAGCACTTAGAACAGTAGTACCATTAATACTATAAGAATTACCAGTAAGAAGATCCATCTTCTGATTAGAAGTCCAAGAATCTGTAGTATCACTCCAGTAGAAATTCTTGTCGTTATTTCCCTTCAAGGTGATACCACCTCCATCGGCGGTAACATCTGTAGCACCACCAGCAGTTAATGTAGCAGCAGTAGCAGATCCAGATCCACCGAATGATGAATCAAGTGTTACAGTGGTTCCACTTAGAGTAGAAACCTTAACAGTACCAGATAGTGTTACACTAGCACCACCACCAGTTAATGTAACAACAACGCCTGGTGCAAGATTACTTGTATCACTACAATTTGTAATTTGATTTGATGCAGCAGTAATGTTACCAGTGAAAGTTCCAGAAGTAACTGAACCAAGTTCAATGTTCTTATCCTTTGCTATAACAGCAACGGAATCTACTGTTGTTGTAGATCCTTGAACATTCAAGTCACCTTTAACTGTTAAGTTACCACCAATAGTGTCTAATGCTCCAACGTATGTTCTAACTGCCTTCTGAGTTGGAACTTTAACATCACTATTTTGTGAAAGAGTTCCGTCTGTTGAGAATTCATTAATAGAAGCACCTAACTGAGCACCGATAGAACCCAATCTTAAGGATGATAGACCAGTCAAGTCAAACGCAGAAGCGTCTAGAGTCGCCTTACCAGTCGCCTGTTCAACCTTAAAGAACTTACCAACAGCAAAGTTACCATCTTGGTCAGTAGAGACGTAGTAAACACGACCTGGACGAGTTTCATCAATCTCTTGTGAAGGAACATTTACCTGATTAGGTAAGAATGGCCAGTTTGTTTGTGCTCTATTTCCTGTACCAACGTCTAGGAAGTCATGAGCAGTTAGACGTACCTGTGAATACTTGTAACGAGTCTTAAATGATTGACCATCACCAGCACCAATTGTTTTCTCATCAGCAAATTGAAGGATTGTAATACCTGTTGTATCCGCAGCAGCAGAGGTAACCTTCATAAATTCATTATCAATCTTAACGTAGTCAGTAGCAGCAAAACCAATACCTGCTGCCTTAACACGAATAGTTTGTGTGGCATCATCAAAGTCTGCAATAACCTCATCCTGAGAAGCAACCTTCTGCTGTAGGATTGTAATTGTAGCACCCGATGTATGTCCTTGAGCACTTGTACCTTCCTGAGCACGATTCAATCTAACAGATGACGCTGTTGGGAATGATACAACACTAAACATCTCATTACCAATGATGACGTTAGCACCGATAACCATTCCTGACACAGTATCAACTGTGACATCATGTGGAGATGAAGCACCTTGTGTAATATTCGCTTGAATTGTTGCAGTTGTTCCTACATTATCCCACCAAGCAATAGTTGATACACCTTCATGTGCAGCAGCAGTACTACCTAATTGTGCTCTAGTTACTACTAAATTACCACGTCCGTCTGGACCAGAGTAACTAGAACTAGAGATAACATATGATCCAGCATCATTATTAGATCCATTGTCAACATACTCAACAGAACCACCTTGGTCTGGAGCAGATGATAAACCTTCAGCAACAACAAGGAATCCTAATTGACCTCTAACAGCATCTGTGTTATTAACGAGAGTTGCTGTAGCACCTGATGTAGCACCAGTAATTAATTCACCCTGTTGGAATGTTCCTTTAATTGGAATGTAGTAAAGTTTCTGAGCAGTAGAATTCTGATCACTTCTTAATTCACCAATAGCATTTGATGTTCCACCACTGATTCTTTCATTAATTGTGAAACTTCCACTAGCAGCACCTTGAGGATCGGTAGTAAGCATCTTACCACCAACTGTACCATTGATAGTTGCTTCAGCAGCATCAAATCCTCTTGATAAGCAACCATACTTACCATAAGATGAGTTACCAGATACAGCACGTATTCTAGCACCAC